CGGCAGCGGCCTCAACAGACGGAAGCGCAGCGGCAGCAGTATCCTCCGCGATATTCAACGTGCTGAGCGCATTTTCGATATTTCCTGCAGAGAAAAGCACGGCGATGACGAGATACAGGATCATTGAAGGCAGGAGCACCGCCAATATCTCGATTCCTCCGTGACCTATTCCGTACATAACTGCATTTTCAGGGGTACGGTTCTTTTTCATGATGTACTTCAAAACGATGTACCGTCCGCACTCCTCAAAAACGCCTGCCATGATGATTCCGTAAAGGACAAAGGCGACGGTATTTCCGTTGATGAACCGGGAAACAGGATTATCCGCAACGACGCAGATCAAGTGTACCCCAAGTTCCAAAACGCGGGCAGATACGATAAAACCGACAGCACCGGCAATGAGATAGTTGAGTTTCGTCTGCTGTTTATGCTTTTTTCGCCAATAGACAAAGAAGATGACGGGAATCGCAATCATCAGAATGACTGTGATGATCAGCGACGGAATTGCGCTTTTGCCAATGACAATGTTCTCAAACTCTGTCATTTTTCGTCACCACCCCAGATCTCCACACAGAAGCCTTTGTGACCGCATTCGGTGCAGGTCAGCTTGCGGGTGCTGGGAGTATGGTTTGCCCAGAAAGCTTCCTTCAAAGTCGGCTTGAATACCTCATGGCATTCCGGGCAGATGTATTTCACATGTCCGAAATAGTACCTGCTTATTACTGTACCCCATATGGCGGCAACTATCACCCAGACGACAAAAGGCCACCATATGCCTCTGATGATCCAGAATATTATAGAGAACCACTGCAGTGCCGTAACCGGGATTCCGGTCAGAACCATTGTCCAATGAAGTTTCTTGAGTTTTTTCTTGCCTTGCATAATCGTGGCTATGTCACCGATGGATTCGAGAGAGAATGTCTTTTGGATTTTCAATCCGTTTTTAAGCTCACGAAGCTTTCCCAGCTTTTCCTGTTTCTCTGATATTTCATCCGAAAGTGCTTCCTCCTGCTGTTCAATCAGCAGCGAGATGACCTTCTCGGGATGCTCTTCCTTCAGTATCTGAGAAATCGTGTCGATTGGAATATCCAGTTCACGAAGAAAGCAGATGACCTTCATCCGTTTCAAATCGTCTTCCGAAAAGAGCCGCCTGCCACCTTCGGAAAGCTCGCTCGGGATCAGGATGCCTCTGGTATCGTAATACTGAACCGTTCGGACCGTAACGCCGCAGAGCTTTGCAAGTTCTCCCGTCGTGTATTTTGACATAGCTTTCACCTCCTTACGCCATGGATTCTACAACATGACGCTGCGTAACAAGCAATACCTTACGCAAGGGGATTTTTATATTTGGAGCAACAAATTTGGATTTATCTGACTAAAAAATCATATACACGCTTGTTGAAATCAGTTGCCTCCTCATATGCGGCATGTCCGAATTTCTCATACATATAAAGTTCACTGCCCCTAATTTGCTCATGCATTTCGTAAGAGGCAGACGGACCGACGATTTGATCAGCCCCTCCTCCGATAATGAGCGTCGGACAGGTGATTTTTTTAAGATCATCAAAGCAATCGAAATGCAATATCGCATTCGCATTGATCAGGAATCTATGATAGTTCTTCGGCTTTCCGATCCATCCGATTACAGGATATATTTTACGATACTTTTTGAGATACGCTTCGGAGTAGCTTTTTTCTGCTGTATCGATCATCAATTGCTTATGGTTCTCTTGCTTTGCCAATCCTATCCATGCTTCGACAACAGAATGTACTGTATCATTAGCATTCGGTGCAGAAACGGCTATCACTAACTTTTCTATCAAATCAGCGTGATCGATTGCCAGATATTGCGCTATCATTCCACCCTCAGATACACCTAAGACAGATGCCTTTTCAATACCAAGCTTTCTCATTGCCTCGGCTTGATCATCTGCCATTTCTCTAATTGAATAGTTATCCGGCAGGTTATTTTTTCTGCTGAACATAAACAACGTGTAGTCTTTGAAAAACAACTTATATGGTGCAGCCAGCAAAAGAGCTTTTCCATCTACCGTAGCTAATCCGTCGGATAAACCGGGCAGGAGGATCAATACTTTATTCCCAAAGCCGAATGACGCATAACATATTTCTGTGCTGCCAATCGGAACTGTACCGTTTTTTGCGTTCCAAATCATTCTGTCATCCTCCGTTAAATTATGATTTAATCTTCACAAATTCAAGTCCGTGCTTTTTAAGTTCAGCTTCAAATTCATCCGCGCTGATGCCGACATAAGATGCATCCTCACGTTTCTTTGCACGTTCCTCCTCAATTCTGGTATCAAGTTCATCGTAATACCAGGTAAATACATCCGTACCAATAGGAACAAGAACTAAATATTCGTCTCCGCTGGCAAGCCTTGCACACGCATTTAAGACTCCGGAACCTTTTATTCCTACACCGGTTACACCGCCAAAGTCCTCTGAATTTTTAATAAAAATCATGTAGAACCTCCCTTACCGGCTTTCTCTCTTCACATAGGTAAGCTCTATATCATACCCAAGGGCTTCCATCATCTTCACAAAGGTGTTGTTTACCACTCCATCCGGCTTTTTAATAACACGATTGACATATGATCTCGTTATTCCGATATCTTCCGCTATTTTTGCCTGGGTGGTTTCGTTCTCTATGCACTTAACTTTAACGTCCAGTTCTATATTATTCTTAACCATACTTTTTCTCCGAACAATCGTGTTTCACAAATCGTACAACTTATTATACACCCAAAATGTGAACTTTTCTACCTCAAAACGAAAAAAAGCAGCCACCCTTTTTGCTTTAGGTGACTGCCGTATCGTCGTGCTTGTTTATGCTGCGATTTCAATCTCAAGTCCGCTTCTGAAAAGGATGGCCATCTTCTCGTCATAGACCGCGACCTTTTCAATCAGCCTTCTTGTAAGGGCATCGGAGTATTCGGAAAGAAAATCGTTCTGCTCGTCCAGGAATTTTTTCATGTCTTCAAAGCGTTCGATCCTATCCTGCTCCAAAGCACCCTCGGTAAGAAGCTTCTGTTTTTCTTCCCGAAGCGTGATGATGTCGTTTCCGATTTCATCGGCTTTGACCGCATCTCTTTCGTTGGCAAGAAGCTCAGTCTGCTTTTCTTTGATCAGTCTGTCGATTTCGGCAATCTTCTCAGCCGTCCCACCATCGATAACCGAGCGGACGTTTTCCGTAAGTGCCGGAATGACCCTGTCCTTGCAGGAATAGATTTCGTTAACCGCCGCAACAACCGCACTCTGAAGGTCTTCTTCTTTTATCGTCCTTGCCGGGCAGTCGGGACCGCCTTTCTCAACTCTGCTCACGCAGCGCCATACCGTCGATTTGCATCCCCGGTTGTTCCACTTGATCCTGCGGTAAATGTCTCCGCAATGACCGCAGAACACGATGCTTGAAAGAGCGTACTTTCCGCTGTAGACTCTTTTCTTTCCGCCGGAGTTAAGGTTCGCCCTTTCTGCCATATCCGCCTGGACTTTGAGGTAGACCATCTTGTCAATGATCGGCTCCTGACTTCCTTCCACATAGTACTTCGGAACCTTTCCGTTATTGACCGCTCTTTTCTTTTCCAGGGTGTTGACCGTGTAGGTTTTCTGAAGAAGCGCATCGCCGATGTACTTTTCGTTGGTAAGGATCTGCTTGAGATTCGATTCATGCCAGCGAAGGTTTCCCGCTCCGTTTCTGATGCCGTCAGCTTCAAGACCCCTGCGGATGGTGAGAAGGCTTTTCCCTTCAAGGTATTCCGTGTAGATCCTTCTTACGATCTCTGCCTCTTCCGGAACGATGACAAGCTTTCCATTCTCGTCCTTGGTATAGCCGAGGAAACGGTTGTGATTGACCTGCACTTTGCCTTTCTGGTTTCTGTACTGGATTCCAAGCTTTACGTTTAAAGAAAGAGATTCTGATTCCTGCTGGGCAAGAGATGCCATTATGGTCAGCAGCACTTCGCCCTTAACATCCAGCGTGTCGATATTTTCCTTCTCGAAGTAAACGGAAATGTTAAGGTCCTTCAGTTCTCTTGTGAACTTAAGGCAGTCGACCGTGTTTCTCGCAAATCGGCTGATGGATTTCACGAGGATCTTATCGATCTTTCCGGCTCTGCAGTCTTCCATCATCCGGTTAAAATCGTCACGCTTCTTTGTGTTCGTCCCGGAAATGCCGTCATCCGCATAGATTCCGGCAAGTTCCCATTCGGGATTGGACTTGATGTACTCCGTGTAATGCTCGACCTGGACTTCGTAGCTTGTTTCCTGTTCCTCGCTATCCGTGGAAACACGGCAGTAGGCTGCGACCCTCAGTTTCTTTACCGGCTCTGTGGCTTTCTGCGATCCGACAAACCGTCTTGCAGGAATCACCGTTACATTCTGTGCCATTGTAGTCATGCTTTCACCCCGCTTTCAATAAGGCTGTATGCGTACTGTGCCTGGAGAACCGGGTCGTCATATTTCAGTTCCGCCTTTGGAGAAGTGAACTCCGTTTCAATAGTAACGGGACTGTAGGACTTCTTTGCCTTGTTGTCCCTTCCAAGCTGTTTTGCCCTTTTCAGCCTTTCTTCCTCAATCCTGCGGGCTGTCTCCTCCGACAAAATCGCCGGGTAAAAACTGTCTCCGAGGTATTTGGGATTCTGAATCATTCTTTTTACTCCGCAGTGGCTCATTTTAAGTCCGACTGTTTCCGCTGCAGCAGCAAAGCTCATTCCCGAAAGGTATGCGTCGATTATCTTCTTTAGGTTTTCCGCCTTTTCTTCATCGACTACCGCCTTGCCACCGACAATGTTGTAACCGTAAGGTGTGTGTTTCATATCAGCCTATCCTTTCCCGGAAAACGGGTCCGCATTTCATGGCAAATCCGATTTCCGATTTACTGTAAACCACGATGTGGTCAACGAATCTTTTGTAAAGCTCTTCATCAAATTCCGTGAGCATTTTTCCTTTTGCCGTAAACTTCAGAATGTCTTCAAGGGACTCTCTTGCACCGCCGGCACCGTTTATCTGCCTTGCCAGAAGATTTCGCTCTGCGTTTAGCCTTGAATCCTCATCAAGCAGATTGTCACTTTCCTCGGCATAGACCGCAGGATCAATGAAGCTTTTGCTGAAGAAATCCGTAAGCCGTCTTTTCTTATCGGCGTTTTCCTCTATCAGCCTGTCCAGTTCGTTAAGCATTATGAACTGTTCATCCGAAGCAGATGCTGCTTTCAGCATGTTCCGGTAAGGAATGAGAATGCTGTTTCTCCCGTAGATCAGCTTGTTCATCATTGTGGCAAAAGCCGCCTTTATGCTTTCCTCACGAACCATGCCGGCATTACCGCAGGAATCCTTGTCTTCAATGTGACCGTTGCAGACGTAAGCGGCATAGCGTTTCAGGTCTCTTCGTTTGAACTTGCATCCGCAGTCACCGCAGATGATGTTGCCGGAGAAAACGTAGCGTCTGTTGTACTTGGAGCAGTCCCTCACGATGCCTTTTTCGTCAGCGTTCATCTGAAGCATCCTGTTTGCGGTTTCGTACTCCTCATGGCTTACGATTGGTTCGTGGTGATTTTCGATGTAGTACTGATCCTTTTCACCGCGATTTACGTGTCTGTTGAACCGGTCATCCGTGTAGGTCTTCTGCAAAAGAACGTCTCCGGTGTACTTCTCGTTTCTTATCATGGATGACACCGCAGAACTGTTCCATTTGGAATTCTTCTTTGACGGAATGCCCTTTTCATTGAGTTCTTTTGCAATGGTGTGTGCTGCCTTTCCAGCTGCCATTTCCTTAAACATCCATCGGATGACTTCTGCCTGCTCCGGAACAATGACCATCTTTCCGTCTTTGTTTTCGTAGCCGTATGGCGGGTAGCTTATGACGTAAGTCCCATTCTGAAACCGTTTCTGGATTCCCCAGGTGCCGTTCTCAGAAATGGAGCGTGATTCGCTTTCAGCAAGACTTGAAAGAATGGAGAGCAGAAGTTCGCCCTCCATTTTTCCGGTGTCGATCTTTTCTTTTTCAAAGTAGATGAACACTCCGATCTCGCAGAGGTGTCTTACCGTTTCAAGGCTGTCCACCGTGTTCCTGGAAAATCGGCTGATGGACTTCACAATGATGTAGTCGATAAGACCGTTTTCGCAGTCAGCGATAAGCCTTAAAAGCCCGTCACGCTTATCAAGCTTCGTGCCGGTGATCCCTTCGTCGTAGTAAAGACCGGCATACTCCCATTCGGGATTGGACTTTATGTACTTGTCGTAATGTTCCTTCTGGGCGTTAAGGCTTGCAAGCTGCTCAGCCGAATCCGTTGACACCCTCGCATAGGCGGCTACACGAAGTTTTTTCTTTGTCCGGGTTTGCGTAGTTTCGATTTTCGTTATCCGTTTCATCGTCTCACCTCCTCGTAATTGGGGTAGCATATTAATCACTCTAAAAGGCTGTAATTGCAAGTCATTCAGGCGATAATTCTTCCTATAAAAGGAGAGAATTTCTGCCTGTTTTTACGCATGATCTTGTCGAATTCATCAAGAGAAATAAGGCCTCTTTCAAGCATCTTTTTCGTGATGCTTTCCGCAAGCAGATAATCATATTCGTTCTGCAGATCTTCATTGGTAGGTTTCGGAAAAGTCTCTGTAATGAGTTCTCCGTTTACTTCTGTGACGTTCATAAATAAAATCACCTCCTACCTGGTAGCCTTGGCAGAAGGTGAAAAAGGACGTTTTCAGTTAATCTTTTTGATAAAAATCACAGGTGTATCCGTCGGCTCTTAAAATAAGACCGTCCGCCCAGGAAGGAACACGACCCATCTGTTCGCATAAGGCTTCAAGGGATACTTTTGGGTCTGCTTCGATTATTATTTCATCATGCACATGGGCAACGATCGAGCAGCACCGCAGGGTTTTCATGGAGTTCATCAGAATGTCCCTACTTGTTGCCTGGACGATGTTTTCCACGAACTTGGGACCGTAGGATTCGATCCGATCCCATTTCTTCGTACCGCCGACACCTTCGTAGGTCACAGACTCACCACCGAAGCGGTTCTCACCGATACGGGGTTTTACATAAGAAAGCGTTCTGCCGGAAGGAAGCGTAATGAAAAGCATGCCGCTTTTGCAGACAAACTTCACTCCGTTTACCTCCTGCGTGGTTTTTTCTTTTACGGCTTTCTTTACTGCCGCATCGACTGTCCACCAGAACTTTACGATGTTCGGATTTGACTGTCTCCAGGCATCCACAAGCGGCTGAAGCTCCTCTTCGGATAAACCCATCTCAATTGCACCCATTGCTTTTAACGCACCAACGGAGCCGCCATAGCCAAGAGCCAATTCAGCAATCTTGCCTTTCTGCCTTAAATGTCCGTTGATGCCGTGCTTTTCAACCGGCACCTTAAACATCTGCGAAGCCGAAGCACAGTAAATGTCACCGCCATCCGTGAATACTTTCGTTCTCCAGGCTTCACCTGCAAACCAGGCGATGACCCTCGCTTCGATGGCAGAAAAGTCAGCCACATAAAACTTCTGACCTTCCGCCGGAATAAAAGCAGTCCTTATAAGCTGAGAGAGCGTGTCCGGAATGTCATCGTAAAGCAGATCCAGGGCATCAAGATTACCGCTTTTCACAAGGCTTCTTGCCTCGGCAAGGTCAGGCATATGATTCTGCGGAAGGTTCTGCAATTGAACCAGTCTTCCGGCGAACCGTCCCGTCCTGTTGGCTCCGTAGAACATGAACATTCCTCTGCATCTGTCATCACGGCAGGCAGCATTCTCCATAGCCTGATACTTTTTGACCGATGACTTTGCAAGCTGAAGACGGAGCGAAAGTGCATCGGAAACATCGCCGTCCGTTTCCTTTATCATTGCGGCTACTGCCTTTTTACCAAGGGTGTCCATCTCCACACCGTTATCAGAAAGCCAGGATTTCATCTGCACTACTGAGTTTGGATTGTCGAGGTCTGTCAGCTTCTGCATATCTATAGTCAATCTTTCACGGGTGATCTCATCAAGAGAGATTGCCTGCTTTACAAAAGTCATATCTACACGGATGCCTCTGTCGTTTATCTCCTGGTCAAGATGATATTCGTCCCACACCGTTTCCGGCACAGGATATTTTGACAGTTTCTCCTGTATCTGCATTTCGGTTTCCACGTCACGGACGTTATATGCCTTGAATCGTTCCCACTTTTCCATATCATGCTGCGGAAGATTTCTTGTTCTTCCACCGTTGGATTTTGTAGGAGTACATGGTGAGCAGAAATAACGCACAAGGTCTTTTCCTTCGGTAAGCTTCTGCTTTTCAAGGCCAAGAACCGCTCCGACACCTTCAAGGGAAAGCGGTAGTCCCATATAGGCTGACCACACCATTGCGCACTTCCAGGAAGACGGATTCAGATACCTTGCTGCTTTTTCCGAGAGCGGATGGTTATCATGAAACGGGTCAAGGCTTATGCCGAGGTCTGAAAGATAACGGGACAGGCATACACGTTCAAAGGAAGCATTGAATGCCCACTTTGTGACGGTATCGTCTGTCAGAGCGGAAAGCACATCGGAAGGGATGGTTTCACCGCAGGCAAGGTCAACGACTTTCACTGCTTCTCCGTCAACGGAATAGCCAAACAAAAGGATCTCAAAGCTCTCGTCTTCCGCATAACGGTAGACTCCGCATTTCTGAAGATTGACCTCTGAATACGTCTCTATGTCAATTTCAAGATTCTTCATAATGCCTCCAATCTGAAAAGAGGCGGCAGAGGTATTAACTCCACCGCCCGGACTTCTTATTTCCTCTTAAGTTCCTTCATACGTTCCTCGTGGTATTCGGCATCCCTTCTGGCACTTTCGATTTCACGCTTTTCACGTTTTCTGTCAGCGATGAAGGTCTCAACACCGACAAGCACCCAGGAAAGAACCGCAAGGATGAATGCTCCGATAAGGATGTTAACAAGAACTGTGCTTACTGCTGCTTCCATGACTGTCCCTCCTTATGCCAAGAAATCATCATCTTCAAGAGTTGCAAAATCGT